TATCACGTTATGAACGGTATGATCCTTAGCCATATTCCTGTTCACGCAGAAAGTCTTGGACGTTTTGGTGTTAACATTCACGGACACTTACACGCAAATCGTGTTAAAAAAGCCCGTGGAGTTGATGCTAGAACTGGTGAAGTTTTATACAGCGATGAAAACGATGTTCGCTATCATTGCGTTTGCGTAGAACAAACACCAGACTTTGCACCTATCTTGTTTGAAGATGTTATCCGTAACATTGAAACAGAAGGTGGAAGCGTAGGATTTAGGAACGGAAATGGTCCTACTATGTAATATAGTAGCACTTAAATAGGGCCTCAGGGCCCTATTTTTTTGGCTAACGCTTCTATCTCTATTGAATAAATACACTATAGAATAACGGAGATAGCCCATGTCGCTACGTATTAGACGCGGAACAGACGCCCAAAGACAAACAACCCTACTCGATCAGGGAGAATTAGCTTATACAACAGATACTCAAAAACTTTTCATAGGTGATGGAGCAAGTTCTGGAGGTGTAAATGTACTATCTTCTGCAGCCGGTACTGGGTTAATATTCGATCACGTAACACAAACACTTAAAGTTTCTGGATCTAATACTATTGTCGAAGCAGATGCTGCTCCAAGCCTTGGTGGCACTTTAAATCTTAATAGTCATAATATTATTGGAACTGGTAATATTACTATCTCTGGCAACATTGGCGCAACTGGTAATATTGGAACAAACGGTTCATTATACTCGTCCGGGTTAACTATTTCTGGAAATAGCAGTTTAGCATTATCAAGCAGTAATGTAAGTACTTTAAATGTAACTGGTATTACAACTGGTGTGAATGGTGGCATTCCTACAGTGGCATTTTCTTCGTCTAAAGGAACATTGTCTAGTCCTGTAATTACAGGGCCTGGCGATCAGTTATTTGTTCTTTCATTTAGAGGATTCGTTACAGGATCTCCAAACAAAAATACAGTTTCGACAGCTTTAATTTCTTCGTGGGATTCAGGCGCTACAATGACTAATAGTACTCCTGGAGGAGTATTTAAAATAGGTGTCCCGAATAACAACAGTGGTTTTAATTTTGTAACATTTACTGGTATATCAGGAGTATTAAGTTGTCCAATATCTAGCACAACTGTATATTCAAGTCCATCACATCCATTACCAAGTGCTAGTATTGTAGGAAAAGGTGCTAGGGCATTTGTATCCGATGCTACAACAAATACATTTGGTTCTACGTACACTAGTGGTGGAACATACAATGTTCCAGTCTGGACCGACGGAACAACTTGGTATATTGGTTAATTCTATTTGATAATATTTCAGTTTTAAAATCTCAAAAGATAACGAATGATATATAAATGAAAGGATCATTTATGAATTATTCTATACACGAGAATGGCTGGACGGTGTTAGCCGATGTCGACTTAAAAACTATAACACAAGATGAAGTAAATCAATTAGCCAGATTGATTGCTTCAAACACATGTGTTGTAATTAGAAATCAATTCTTGACAGTTGAAGAAGAAATGCATGTTATTAACATGTTTAAAAATCCAGAAGTATTTGTTGAAGAACATGTATCCGAAGAACGATACAAGCAATGGTATGTGGAAAACTCTGGCGGAGTAATAACAAGAGTAACTGGCGAAAAAAATGAACATGGTACACCAGGAATTGCAGGTTACATTGATGAAATGACTTGGCACTGCAATCATCCTTATCGAAAAGATCGTAAGCCAATTGTGTGGCTATACGGAGTTAGAGGAACCGCAGGATCTCGAACAAGTTGGAATAATAACATCTTATCATATAATGATTTAGATCAAACACAAAAAGATTTTTTATCCACGCTAAAGATACGTGCCAAGAAAGGTATAGACCATGCAGTACATAAAGCAGGTACAACTGGGATGGTAGTTGACGGGTATAATCCAGATGTCGTTTACACAAACATTGCTGGAAAAACTGGATTGTTTTTTCCTTTCCTACAAATAGAAAGTTTTGTAGGAATGACTCCTGCAGAAAGTCAAGCTATTATTAAGCCGTTAGCAGAATTTACAATACAAGAAAAATATTGTTATCATCATGATTGGCAAGATGGTGATTTAGTTATTAGCGAACAATGGCTAGGTATACACAAGCGTTGGAAATTTGAAGGGATTGAAAAACGTATGGTACATCGTGCTGTATTTGATTTCCCCGATCAAGATTATAAGTAATCCCATCTGGGATTTTTTTCTAATTCTTTTAAAAATTTATCAGCATACAATTCCCAGACAGTCTGTCTATTACCCCTGTAGTCTAATTCTTTAATACGTTTCATCTGTCCTGTAGCTTCCATAGCAGGCCCGAATATATTATGAACTAGTCGTTGTGTACCTACACTACTTTCATTACTAGTAATATACAGATTAGCCCAAGGCGGGCTCCATTCAATACAAGTAGGTATTAAAAACTGACTAGTTACATGCTGATGGGTGATTATTTGATTACGAGTTCTTATACTTGGAATCGGGATATGATCTGAAAAAACACAAGTACGTGCTGCAATTCGATAAGCATCTTCTCCCATTTCAGGAAAACTATGCGCAGCTACACTTCCAACTGCTTTATCATGGTAATATAGAATCCATACAGCCCAATGTTTTTCTTTGGCAAGACTGTCTACTAGCATTTTTTGACTAGAATTATTCGTAAATCCTTTTGCTTCTGCTGTAGCATAAAATTCAGTAAGATTCAAATCTTCCGACCAAGGTATTATAGTAAACATTTAACTCTTTCAATAAATTCATCAGGATAATTAGTTCTAAAACTTTCCCAACACAATTGATCCATAACAGCCCAAGGCTGCGGTTCATCCCATTTAATCCCTAATGCGTCTAAGTGCTTACGCATTTCATCTTGTCGTGTTGTATAGATATGGCTTTCGACATCCTTAATACTAATATTAGGTTCAGTATCCCGATAGGTAAAAAAATAATTAATACTTCTTAATCTGCCGCCAACAACAAAGTAACTACTAGGATGCATACTATACTTGTGCCAACCCATACGCTTGTGAGTTTTAATAATCTCAATCATTTGTTCTTGCCAGTCGGGAACAACTAAATCATAGTTTGCTTGATCGCATCCTGCTTGTTCCCAAAAATCAGGACCATCGATTTCAAAAAATAACTTACGAGACTTTAAATCAATATTTGTAATTGTTGGAACTAGATCCGGATAAGCATTACGCATTTGGGTTATATAGTTTACTTCACGTATCCATTTTTCCTCCATCTTGTCAGGATCTACTACTTGATTTTTGCCCTTATGATATTCAGTATCATTATGATACCATTTACAAAATAATTTTTTATCTTCACTTATGAGGCTTGTATATATTAAATTATTTCGGCATAAGCCTTGTCCTGGTACGTTATTGTAATAATATTTCATAGTATAATAATTAGCAACAAATAAAATAAGTGTAGGAAATTAAGACTACATCGAATAATAACACGATTCAGCAACTATCTTATCTACGAACCACTCATAATCTATCGTTCCAAATATACGCATTGTAATTCGCATCCCCGATGACTTAGGAACTTCATGTTTAAATGCATCGTTTAATAACATTGCGTTGCCTGAAATTATTCTATGGGTTTGGTTTGATTCGTCCCATACCTTACAAAAAGTATTTCCGGTCAATGGAATAATACTCAAACCTAGAGAGTTTTCTATATCTGTTGAGTCATCCCAATCTGTGTGAGGAGGAGCAGGTGCTTCGGAAAAATAAATTACTCTAATAGCTCCTAATTTATTAAACGGCAAATTACTAACAACTGATTTAGTATATGGTATATCCAGGTCATTATCCCAATTCCATTTGTTTAAATCTGCAGATTTAACTTTTCTAAAATTGTAGCTTTCAATAGTTGGGTTAGATCTTAAAAATAATGAATAAACATATCCTACATTTCCGTAATCATCGGTATGTGTAAATGGAAGACATTTTGGAGACTTTTTTAAAGGCAAAAGTTCTTCTGCCAGTTTATCATAATCTATGTCTAATTTTAGTTCTGCGGCAACAAGGTTTTTAAAATCCATTGAATATTTACCACAATTAAAATTTTCAAAAAAATAAAACGATAAGTATAAAAAAGGAACAGCAATGAATTACCACTTACACAAAAATAATTGGACTGTTATATTAGATGACGTTGATTTTAATTTTCTTACTCAAGATGATGTAAATCAATTATCAAAATTAGTAGCAAAATATACTTGTGTAGTTGCAAAAAAACAAAATCTATCTTTAGAAAATGAGTTAAAGATCTTAAAAATGTTTAAGAATCCCAAACCTCTGTTTAAACCTTCTGATTTTAAATTCAAACATTGTGCTGTAGATCCAGAAGGAATAATTTGTCGTGTAACAGCTGAGTTAAACGAGCACGGAGAAACCGGAATAGGAGCGAAGATAGGAGATTTTGATTGGCATAATAATTTGCCATGGGATCCAACACGTAGTCCTATTATATGGCTTTACGGTGTTAAAGGAACAGCTGATTCTAGAACATCGTGGAATAACAATATACTTGCCTATAATGATTTAGATAACACTACAAAAGAAAAATTAAAAAAATTAAAATTGATTGTTAAAGAGCCTTTGATGGCAGATGGTCATCGACCTGAATCATGGGTCAATAATAGACATGCATTTGATTTTGTTTATACTAACAATGCAGGTCAAACGGGATTATATTTTCCAGTATATAATATAGATTATTTTGAAGGATTAACAAGAAATGAATCTCAAGAAATTATAGAACCTTTAAGGAATCATGTATTGCAAGAAAAATACATATACCATCACGACTGGGACGACGGAGACATCGTAATAAGCGATCAGTGGTTAGGTGTGCATAAGAGATGGAAATTTGTTTCTTTAGAAAACAGAGTGCTACACAGAGCGGCCATTGATTATCCAGATCAAAACTATGAAGAATAGTCAAGAAAATATTATGCCAGAACATACAATATCATTATGCGAACATTGTTATCGCCACATCCCAGCAACAAGATTCGAAAAAGATGGTCGGATGATGCTTGGCAAAACTTGCCCTAAACATGGATATCAAGAAGCTATACTAGATATTAACACAGATTTTTACAAAAGCCAAGAGTATCAAAAACGTAAACCAAATTCTTACTGGTTAGATATTACCAATCGTTGTAATTTAGATTGTCCGCATTGTTATCAAATGCCCGACAATAAAAGTAAAGATCCTAGTATAGATTATTTACTAAGTGAAATACAATCCTGGCCAGACAACGGACTAGCAATAAGTTTAGTAGGAGCAGAGCCTACTGTGCGTAAAGACTTACCAGAGTTGATCAAAGCAATTCTAGCATTGCCTGGAAAACCTAGAACAATCATTGTAGTAACAAACGGAGTATATCTTGCCAAATGGGATTATGTAAAACGCTTTCAAGGTATACCGAATTTAAAATGGACATTTGGTTTGAACCATCCAGACTACAACGGCGGCAATATTCGAGTCAAGCAAATGAAGGGATTAGAAAATTGTGTCAAACTAGGATTAGAAGTTAAGACATTAACTTATACATTGGCCAACCTTGCACAGTTAAAAGATGTACTAGAAGAAATGCAAGACTTTGCTCAACGAGGAGTTTGCTCTAATGCTCGAATACAAGTGGGTGTAAATATTGGTCGAGTTCCTGAAGGCGAGTTTAATGAATTGTATTTGTCAGATTTAGTTAAGGTTGCTCAACAATTTTGTCTAGATAATAATTGGTCATGGGAGCCAAACAATCGAACAGGAAATAGGACACACTATGCTGTTAGCATAAATGGTGTTGACCATAAATTCATTAAATGGTGCGATGTACGTACAATCGATTTGGAAGAAGTACAAAGTGAGTCCTGGGCAAGTATTGTTCCAGGAAAACCCATGAGCCCGTTGTTACATCAAGTCATCCTTAGAGATCAAGCTGTAAATAAAGGACTGATGCTGTATGATACAGTACCTGAAAAATATAGACATGAATAAATTAGAAGATACATTATCTCTGTGTGAGCATTGTTACAGACACATTCCGGCTATTAGATTTGAACGTGATGGACAAATATGGTTATGGAAAAAATGTAAGTGGCACGGAGAAAGCGAACATTTAGTAGAGCCTAATGGAGAATTTTATCTTAATTACATCTACAATAGGCATGCTTTAAAAAGTTATTTTGTAGAAGTTACTAATCGTTGCAATTTAAAATGTCCGCATTGTTATCAAATGCCAGACGCTGACAGTAAAGATCCTAGTATCGATGATCTATTAAATTTGATTAGTGCATGGCCCGATGACGGATATCCAGTAGCACTAGTAGGAGCAGAGCCTACTGTGCGTAAAGATCTTCCTGAACTAATTTCGGCTATACAATCATTATCTGGAAAACCGCGTGGCATCATGATATTAACAAATGGTGTTAATTTAACAGATAATGAATACACTAGTCGATTTAGCAATTTTAAAAATTTAATGTGGACTGTAGGTCTTAATCATCCAGACTATCAAGGACATGTTGTTCGTCGTAAACAAATGGAAGGAATTAAAAATGCTAAATCTGCTGGGCTAAGAATAAAGAATATAAGTTATACTTTAGAAGATCTAGGCCAATTAGAATATTGTTTAGAAGAAATACAACAATTTGGTACAGATATTTGTGAACAATATCGAGTTAGGTGCGGAGCAGACATTGGTAGATATCCAGGATCCCCTAAAATATTTTTAAGTGATTTAATTAACGCAACTAAAGAAATTAGCAAAAGAAAAGGTTGGGATTATAAAGAAGATCCTGCTAGCGGTAATAGGGCTCATTATCCTGTTATAATTAACGGATTGCTAATTAAAATTATTCAATGGCCTGATGTTAAAACACTAGACTTAAGAGAAATACAAACAGAAGCAATAGCAGATATTTTGCCAGGCAAGCCGCCAAGTCCATTAGTGCATCAAGTTATTTTAAGAGATGGCGCATTAAACAAAGGTTTACCTCTATACGATACAATACCACAGGAGTACATAGATAATTATGGCCATAAAAGGAATTAATAATCAAACATATTTAGACATGTCTCCATATTTAGATATGAATAAGTTTGATCAACTACAGCCTGAAATATTATCAGGGTTTGCTCTAGCTCGACCATATGCTAAAGAAGGTACGTGGATGGCTCCTGGATTTACATTCGACAACATGAGTTATGTTCCGCATTGGAAGCCTATATACAAAGCCATGAGTGAGTTTTTAGATTTGCCTAACGACAGTCCTATTAAACAAGCAGGTCTAGCATTAATGCCTAAGGATTTTAAAAACTTTCAAGAACGCAATATATTCACACGTTATCTAAAGATGGCCATGGGCGCATATGATCCATACATTTACTACTACTTGTGGGAAGAAGGTTCTTGGGATGATAGAACTGCTCCACGCAAACTAACTTCTGAAGCTGAATACTTTCCTGAAACTGTTAAATGGGTTGAAAGCCTAGTAGGTACAGTGTTTGAAGAGATTGGGCGTGTTATATTCTTTCATTGTGAAGCAGATGGTATACCATTTGAACATAGAGACTTAGATGCTAAAAACGGCATTGACGTTGTTAAGCCACATCGCAATGAATTTATACACATACGCCCTAACACAAAGAAAGCATTTTATTTGTGGGATCCTGAAACTAAAGATAAAACATATCTTAACACTCGTGCCGCATGGTGGAATGATGTCGACTGGCATGGTGGTGAACGTATTATGGAACAAAGTTACGGACTACGTATTGATGGTAAGTTCACAGACGCATTCCGTAAACAACTAGGTATTGATCACATAGAGAGTTATTAATGGAATATATCGGTAATTATTCAGACTGGGTACGACAAGAGTATATAGATTATATGTTGGCCAACAACGGTACTCCAAGACCAGGTGGCGGCCGAAACCCTGACTCGGAAGAATTTAGAAAAGCTAAAGAACACGGTTATGATCTTAGCCAAGTATATTGGTATATATACGAACCAGATACATTTCCGTTTGATGTCAAAATACCATTTGAAGACAATCGCAAATATTTGTGGTGGGCTATAAAAATGAATCCGGGAAACTTTATGCCTATACATAGAGATCCGCATACCTACGATCCTAATTTATATGATGTTAAAAGGTACTGGATGGCCTTACAAGATTGGGAGCCTGGTCATATTTTTATGTACGAAGATCAAGTATTAGTTAACTATGAAAAGGGAGATATCTATTGTTATACAGACCCTCAAGCAATTCATTGTGCTTGCAACATAGGAAATACTACTAGACTAACTTTTCACTTTAGCACATATATTAAAAAATAAATTAGATATGATCATTACATTAACTAAACTTAATTTCAATGTAGAACACGCCATTGATTATTATAAAACTTTATTATCGCAACATGATGATTTACATTGGTACTATACACAAGATCATAACAATCCAAATGTTATAGATCCTAAAAATAAATTAGATGCTATGCACGGGTGGGGGTTGCAGACAATTTATAGCGATCTTTCATTTCCTTACCATTGCGATTTAGATCCGCACAATGAAGGTCCTCAATATTTCAAGAATACTAAATTAGTATTTGGGTGGGCAAAAAGTATGTTAGATGCTGTTGAACAACCATATCGTTCTTTTGTGTTTGTATATCCATCTGGAGATTACTTGGGTAAATTTTTATCAACACCTCCTCCGCATTTTAGAATATATATGCCTATAATTTCTAACGAACAATCCTGGCTAATTTCTCATACTGATCCTGTTACAAAAGTTTTACTAGTACCTGGATCAGTCTATTTGAATACATTGGATGTTGATACAGAAATTAGAAATGACGGAACTAGTGATTTGGTATTTTTAGAAACTAATTCCCCTATCGAACATTTAGAACAAATATTAATTAAATTTAAATGAAGTATATAGGAAATTATAAATCCTGGATACAGGAACAGAAAATAATAGAGCACCTTGTTTCGTGTCAAGGTGATAGCACTCCTGTATGGCAACCTGATAGGTGGACGGGCAATCCTATATTAGAAAAGTTTACAGAAATGGCTCGTCCAGGATATTCTAATAATAAGTTTTTCTTTCATCAGATGAATCCTAAATCAAAAGAGATGCAAGATTTTAAATTTATATTACCTGATGTACCTGAAAAACGAACTAATATTAATTGGTGGTTTGTAATGTTATATCCAGGAGAGTTTCAAGCAATGCATATCGATCCCCAACTAACAGAAGTTAAAAATCCTGTACGTTATACAATGTTTTTACAAGATTGGGAACCTGGGCATATATTTGTATATGATGATAAAATAGCTGCAAACTATAAAGCTGGTGACTTGTTTGAATGGAGCGATCCTATGATCGTACACGGACCAGCTAATATAGGGTATACTACTCGATACACCTTACAAATAACAATGTATGATTAATATGCTAATAAGTGGAGCATGTATTTTGGAGTCATTCCTGCGTTTATTCCACTGTGCCAATCTTGATAATTATTCCACTTAAAAATTGAACCTTGTGGAACATTGTATATGTAATCGTTATTAATAATAAAAATGTGTCCATGTGTAGGAGGACATAGTATAATACTATAACGTTTAGGTATACCTTTAGTCAAATATTCAGCAGCATTGTCATCGGCATCCCAATGCCACGGAGCAAAATATCCAGGATCTATTCGACTAATCCACGCACGATGTACATTCACTCTTAGATATCTGGCAATGTCATTAACTAGTTGTTCAGGAAAATGTTTACCTGGATAGTAATTAATCCATTTAACAGCACTAATATTAAAATTAGATTCGGTCCACAATCTATAAATTTTAGCATACTCAGGATTATCCATGTTCCATTTAGAAGGATCGGTAGTTATTTCTACACCATCTCTGGGCAATTCTTTAATAACTTTATTCCAATCAACCCTATGGTAAGAATTAAGAAATACTGAATTTTTTAAATTTAAAAGATTAGTATCAAAGTAAGAAGTCGGATTATGCAATTTTTGATCCTTCAACCGTTATCTAAGTCCAAATAAAATTTTGGAAACGGATTGTCCGGCCATCTTTTATCCAAATGAACCATCATAGTTTTTTTAAAAAACACGCTAAAATCTACCATACCATCTATTGTAGAATCATCAAAACGACCCGTTGAGTCTTTACCAATCATTCCTTCTATTTTACTACGCTCTAGCATGCAGTTATTTTTTTCTATAATTGAATAAAAATCTATAGTCTTAACTTGTTTATTACTGTCTAAGAAAAAACAATGTGGATACAATGCTAGTTTATAATATCCTGAACTATCAATATCTTTGATTATATTCCAGATTTGTTCTTTCCAGTCTGGGCATTCTTCATCTAGATTGCGACTAGGATTCATAATAATATGATTAAACGTTTCATTACTAAATTCTATGAATACGGATCTAGTTTCTTTATCAACTTCTAAAATCTTTGGAGCCCAAGTCCGATCTTGAAATATTTCCAAATATCGCAATTCTCGTTCAAAGAAAAAATTTACAAGATCCTTCGTAAGACCAGTGCTAGATTTTTGATACTTTTCTGTTTCATCATACGTCATGCATAACACATTTCGTTCAGGATTTATTCGAGGAGTATACAGTAAGTTAGTAGTACATTCAGTACGGTCAAAATAATCAATTTTATAAAGGTAATTCCAATCTGTAGTAATCATACTATTTTAAATTCTTTTGGTAACATTTGTTTTAAACTATCAATTTTATTGTATTCTATATTAAACTTTACTCTTTCAGGGGTATAAGAAAAATCATTTATGAACTCATGCTTGTTTGCTGAATTAAGCCAAGGACTTATTGTGTTGTCAAATACAAACCTAGCATGGTCTAAACTACCCAATGTTGTAGTTATTGTTATTGGTATAGGGATTATTAATTTATTGGTTTTTAATAAGTGTCTAATAACTAATTGTACCCTAGCACTCCGGCCAAAGTTTGCGGCACTGTGAATACAACTAGTATCCATGCTATACCAAATTCCATTTTGTTCTAACTTGTGCATTTTTTTATGTACAAGATCAATTAAAAAACATTCTTCACCTAGTATGTTAAGATGATATCTATCATCAATATCAGCATGGCTTTGATAGCATTGTGCCGGATCCAAAATTATGATTCGAGCTTCTCCCTTAGATTCGGGTAATGAGTTATATAGTGTTTCCCAAACTGTACCTTTATACTCTTCCTTTAAAATCCACGGATCATAAAAGAAATTGCCGGTAGGTTGGTTGATAGTTGTTTTCATGCCTGATTGAGGTAATTGGAGACAAGCCTCTTGAAATAGTTTTGTATCTATTGTATAATTGGTAGGAGTTAGCATAGAAATATTTATGTGCTAGTATTATTACGTAAATAAAACATGGATAGAATTAAACGAGCGGATAGCTACGACATAAAATGGTTAGAAACCGAGAGGCCGCAACCTCTAGTAGATCTATTCATTGAGCAACTAATACAAGATGTATTGACTGGAAAAATAGACAAAGATATTTCAAATCAAGTTTATACTAATTTTAAACAAGAAATGACTGCTTGGATATTTGGTAGCAAACTAAACTCATTATCAGGATTTGACTCTTTTAGCAGGGTTGATATTATAAACGGGTGCACACAATTTATTGATAATATATACATGCAAGGGCAACCTCAGGTACTAGTTGGAGACTATCGATATCACGATAGGTTAGGTAATTGTGAAACAAGATATAAATCATTAAAAGAAAAAGTTCCTTTAGTAATTGCTATGCCATTTCCTAGTACCGGAGCAATACATGAAAACATGACGGAGATATTAGATGAGTGCTTGGAGAAAAAAATACCTGTTCACGTTGATGGGGCTTGGTACACTTGCTGTAGGGACATTGTTTTCGATGTCGGGCATCCTGCTATTCATAGTATTGGTATCAGTTTGTCTAAAGGGTTAGGGTTGGGGTGGAATCGCGTAGGATTACGTTGGACTAAAAATTCAAATCCAGATGCTATCACTACTATGAATGATTTTAATATGAATTTACGAGCAACAGTAATGATAGGTTTATATTTTTTGCGTAAGTTGCCTTACGACTACCTATGGAATAACTATGGTGATATATATTACAAAATATGTAAAGATTTTAATTTAACTCCTACAAAAAGCATTTACCTAGCCTTACAGAATAATCAACCCGTTGGACTAAGTCCCTTAATAAGATATGCCGCAAACCAGTAAAACATTCTGCATGCATCCTTTTACAGGATTGGCAACTAGAGAAGATGGCGCTATACAAGTATGCTGTCGTAGTCATCCTATTGGATTCATACAGGATAATACTCTAGAAGAAATTTGGAATAATAGGGCAATACGTAGAATACGTAAACAGGTGTTAAAAGGAGAAAGACCTCCTGAATGCGAACCTTGTTTTAAATTAGAAGACCAAGGTGTTGAAAGTCTACGACAACGGCATATTACTGATAAAATTCCAGAAGCTCGTATTAAGTTATATCCTAATGCATTAAAAAAATTAGGAGCAGATTATAAAATGCCGTTTGAGATTCCTACTATGGAACTTAAACTTAATAATCTCTGTAATTTAAAATGCCGTATGTGTCATCCGGGTGATAGTACAAGTTGGAATGATTGGTCAGAGATAAAAGAATACTACAAAGATACCGGCAAGGTAATTTATAATTTAGTTGCAGATCACAACCTTGAACGTAAACCACTATTGGATAAATTTGAAGATAACCCCAACTGGTGGACTAGTTTAGAAAAGAACTTACCGTATTTCCGTCGAGTAGAATTTGCCGGCGGTGAACCTTTGATGGATCCACAGCACTATCGTATACTCGATATGCTGAAACCTTACGGTCATCAAATTGAGATTAAGTATGCCACAAATGGCACAACATTAGGAATTAGCAAAGGCAGGACTGTACATGACTATTGGCCGCATTTTAGAAGTGTTGCCGTTAATGTTAGTCTTGACGGTATTGATGATGTTTACGAATACATTCGTGGTAACAGCGATTGGAATCAAGTTGTTAAAAATATTAGAGAAATACAGACAATACCTAATGTAAGTCGTGTTGTCGGTGCTGTTGCTGTACAAGTTAGCAATATCATGACTATTGACAAAATGATTAAATATTTTTTAGATGATTTAGGTATTGTATTTTACACTAATATGGTTAACTACCCGGATGTGTTATCGATACAAGTATTGCCTGAATATCTTAAAGAACAAGCAACTGTTAATTTAAATTTTGCTAAAATGTATATAGATGATTATAAACTAGTAAAACAACATCCTATGTTGCTAGATCTTACACTTAAACAAATAGACGGCATTATTAATTTCATGTGGGCTACCGATCATAGTAATAAATGGCAAGATTGCATAAACTTTAACTTAGCATTAGATCAAACTAGAAGTCAGAGTTTCTTTGATACCAATCCAGAATTTAAAAATTATGTCTAACACAATTAAAGAAATGTTTTATAACTCAGAAGGTTTTAATACAGCCGAAATTATACTCGAGACTGATAACGGACCACTATCCTTATATTACCATTTAAACGATAATCCAGTACAACATATATGGCAACATATACATAAAGATTCTACTAAATTTAATATGGGGATAGTGCACGGAAAACCTTTAGAAAAATTAGTTGAAGAAATAAACGAATTACTTAAAAAAACAAATAGACCCACATTAGAAGTGCCGGTGTTGCAAGAACAATTAAATGCACTACATAACAGTTTTGTAGAACAGACTAAAAACAAATCGTCCGACGACGAACTAAAAATCAACTTATTAATTCACGCTATTGAATCTAAAAATAACTTTTTAACTGAATACGATTCTAGTACAAAATTCTATAAAGATCCCGACAATGTTAAAATTCCAATTAAAGAAGAATATAAACTTTGGTTAATAAACGAAAACAAGTGGGGACATTTGTTACTAGGATTTGGTACACTAGGTAAATCATGGAATGAAATTGTCGAGACCGACGATAATTTAGATGATCTAAATTTGCAAACTGATATTAGTTCAGAAACAATTATGATCTTTAATGCAGACTATCCTTTTTTAAAAGTTCCTGAAAAACTTTTATATAATTGGGCAACAAGGTCTAAGTATGATGTACCTTTAGATAATTTAAATCAATTATCTTTAGGATTATATTTGTTAGGTGAAATTATAATTACAGACACATTTTTAAATTCCCATCCTAATATCGGAGATTGGTATGTACCTAACCATTATTGTAGACTGGCTTGGAACAAAGAAGTGTTAGGTTATAATGCAAAAGTTAAAAAAATTAATTTTTTTAATAGCGACATGTTTTTTGATACCTTAATAAAACATGCTAAGTTAGAGTCACTATGCTTAAAGTAACAAGTCGTTGGCCGCATCAAAACTCTATTAAAGTAGAGTGGAATCTTGGCAAACGTTGTAACTACAACTGTAGTTACTGCCCTAGTGAAATACATGACAACTCTAGTCCGCACACTGATATAGAAATACTCAAAGCAACTGTAGATAAATTAGTTGCATTAGGTAAACCCATACGTCTTAGTTTCACAGGCGGTGAACCTACTGTACATCCTAAATTTGCAGAATTGATTAAGTATTGCAATCATGTAGGTATTAGTTGGATTAGTGTAACAACTAATGGCACACTACCTTATGAATTTTATGCTAGCTTACCTGTAGATCAATATGTGTTTAGTTTACATTTAGAATACGACTGGCAACGTGTTTACAACACTATGAGTAAAATTGCTGACCGTACTAATCTTAGACTTGTAGCACAAATTATGTGCCACCATGATCATATGAACTCAGCATATACATTGTTTGCCAGATGCCTAACTGATCATATTCCAGCTACATTGAGACGTATAAGATGGACCGAGGGCGATCACGATTTATTTGATGATATGCGTTATCATCCTGACGATTTAGTATGGATTAAAAAGCAAGAAGCAACAGTAGAAGGTAATTGTGTTTACTGGATGAAGAACGAAGACCAAGAAAGAATTATTCACGCAAACGATGTAATTAAACTACACATGAACAAATACAAAGGTTGGACTTGCAACGCAGGTATAGAAAGCCTAATGATAAATTGGGACGGAGATGTACACAGAGCGACTTGTAGAGTCGGTGGTAGCCTAGGCAACATATATGAAGATAGCTTCGTTGCACCTAGCGAACCCGTAACTTGTGACCGGAATTTCTGTACCTGCGCGGCAGACATTCCACTTACAAAATATGCGCCAACTCAGGAAACACTTCCTTAGCATCTAATCCTCTTATAGCATCCAAGTGCTCAACATACTCTTTAAAATCAGGTAATAAGTGTGTATGATCTTCTGCTTGAATAAATTTTAAAATACCTTCCCAACGTTTCCATCCATAAGGGTTATCTGTCCAAAAGCTATCGTTCTGTGTATAGTTGTCCCATAGCCATTGTTTGAAATCAGCAAATTGCTTTACAATCTCTTTTTTATCTTCTTTTGGTAATATCCTGGCACTAAGAAAAGTAGGAATATACAATAGATGAAGGTTAATAATTCCGCCGCCAGTAATATATCCGTCTATTTGAAATTTGTTTATCTTTTTAAAACCTTGGCTAATTTTCCATTTAGAAAAATCAATAATATGTTTTACATTAAACACTTGTACAGCACAGGCAATCGCACAATGTATATTATCAGGTGTACTATCCATTAACCACAAACTGTGTTCAATATCTTTCCACTTGCTAGGATATCTAATGTAATAATTTTTCTCCATAAGAGCATCTATGCTAAATGCGTAACGAACTTGTTTAAATTGTTTCCAAATATTGATAATATCATCGTTAACAAAAATGCCATTGCTGTTATAACGTAGGCTAATATTTTTAGCATATCCACGTTTGATAATTTCATCTAAGAACCTGCGATGTTCTTTGATCATCAATGGTTCACCGCCAGCAAAGTATAGCTGTGTAATATTAGGTATTTGTTCAAATACATCATCCCAGAACTCTGGTTTTTCGTACCACGTATTATTAAAATATTCTTTATCAAATTTTACCTGTTTAATAACTTGTACACTTTGAGCTTTAGCCATCAACTTATCATAGTCCTGGAGCCATCGACTACTATCATGCGGACTACACATTACACATTTAAGATTACAAGTATGCCCTAGCCTTAAATCTAAATATCTAATTACTGGAGGCACACAACCAGTAGAGTCAGTATCTGCAATGAGTTTATTGAAATCTAAACCGTCACGATTCCATTCATACATTTCCCATAATCTTTTACTTACAACTCCGTTTGATTCTTCCTCGAAACACTTTGTACAGCTGGCCGGAATTTTACCTTCTAACATAGTCAATCTTACACTTCGCATGTACTGATTATTAAATGCTTCTAATGGTGTTTCGCGACCAAAATTAGCAGGCTCGCCATCTTCTTTTTTAACCAGCCCTACATCATGCTCTCCAGTTGCGGCGCCGCTAGCATTAGTAACACAACATAATCTAGCATCTCCATTTGGGCGAGTAGCTAAATGTATCCAAGGTAATGCGCAGAAAGTAGGACTTCCAGTTTTTTCTTCAATAATTTTTACATATGATTTTATTTTATCAGTCATTATTCCACATTTCCTTAATAACATTAGTATAATCTAATATTACTCCGTCTTGATAATTATTCATAGCTGTTTTAATCCAATCGCAAACAATATTATTTTTTTCATCACCATCTAAGTGGTTAGGACGATCATCCATTTTAGGATAATGAAACGTGCTACTTTTATCACCGGCAATACTTAAACTGATGAGAGCAGGCCTTATTTCTACTCCATGTTTCCATTTATAGGTATAAGAAATATTACTTGGATGAAATCCATTAAAGTCCCATGTACTAGGAGTACCAAACGACCAAAAATGAATTATCTTTGTTGTTTGTGGAAATTTTGTAAGTATGTTATTATCGATATATTCTAAAATTGCTCTATGTTCAATTTCTTCTTTTTCCCTATCATATAGGTACATATAAAATTGTTTTGCGGCTTCCCATAATTCTTTTGTAAAAGGATTAGGCTTACCTGGATATTCTTTAGCAAACCATTTTTCTTTTTCTGGTTTATATCCAAGTATCCCTGAACTAGAATGTATGCATCTTGCCTTACGATCGAATAATCTGCCCGGAATAGTCCATACAAAAACACAGACATCTGGAATCGATTGAGAATTTATTAATGGTTGTAATTGTATTAGTAATGAATCCCAGACAGAGGATCCTCCAAATCCTAAATTAACAATTTTAGCATTATAAAAATCTCTTGTTTTTTCTATATACGTTTGATAATTATTTTCAATGCTATGCGGATTATTTAACTTAGTGCAAAAACTATCTCCAAAGAAGCCTATAGTTTTAATCATAACTACTCCAGCTTAGTTTTTTATCTATATAAGATTGTACTAGATTTTTAAATTTAATATCTGCGGTATCAATTTTAGATAAGTTATAGTCATATACATCTTCATACTGATTCGTTTTGTAGTATGGAAACAATCTATCAGACAAAAACGGATTACATCCTCTTAAGCCTTTAAATCCATTATTAGAATAAAAATCTTTTACAAGAGATTCTGCTTGATACCAATCCATGGTATTGTGTTTCCAAATAACAACATCGTTTCTAGTACTACCTACTCCGCCGCCTCTAGGAGTAGTTGAATTAAAAATAACATTTCCTGCACCGTCTTTTTTAACTTCGTATCCTGGATTCGGTCTTGCTTCTAATTTAATCAATCCATTATTTACAAGTTCTTTGGTAAATCTGCTTTGATTAGTAAGTGTTTCATCATAATCTGGAACTTCTAATATATGTGCACTAGCACTTTGTCTAGTCCATTTAGTGTTTAGCCATTGTAAAGATTGTTGCCAAGACTCAATAGTTTCTCCAGGTATACCGCAAATCATTTGTATATTTGCCCTGTAACGACGTGGAGCATGGATATCTGTATATGTTTGAAAGTCTAACAAACCTTCTTGTAACTTATCAGGATCCATGCCTTTACGTACAAGACGACCTGCTTCTTTGTTAAATGTTTCAATGCCCATACTGTGTCCAAGGAAACCTAGCCTAATATACGTGTCCCAATAGTCTCGATGTTTAACAACTAAATCGCCTCGGGCAAATCCACATATCCAAGGATTGTATCCTAACTCATCAACTGCGTCAGCATACTTTTGTAATTTCTCGGGGCGGTCATTAAATGTTTCGTCCATCACACGCCAATTAACTATTCCCCATTTTTCGTAACCTAGTTGTAGCTGTCTTTTAAATTCTTCTTTGCTTACACTTACATCTTTTGCTTGTCCAATGATAGGAAAATTACAGTAGGAGCAACTGAACATACAACCACGTGCTGTTTCAATTTGCGGGCATTCCCATGGAGTCATAAAATCGCGTAACTCATAATCTACTAAGTAACTGTCTAAAGGTGCACTTGGGTAGTGATATAAACCTCTGATAACTTTCTTACTACCAAAGAATGTGGGATCAGTCATTAAAGGTGCGCCTAGCGTTCCAATAAGATGCTGGCATAATGCTAATATAGAATTTTCACCGTAACTGTCAACCCAGTAGTCAACTCCTTCGGCAGGAGTAGTTAACGCATTGTTGCCACCTACTACAATAGGAACTGCGGGATATTCTTTTTTAAGCCATGCTATGAATTCATTTAAGTATGGACTCCACGGATTTAAAAATGCTGTTCCAAAACAAAACATAACAGTATTGACTGAAGTTCGAGAACGTACAAATTCTTGTAATTCCTCTAATTGCCAAAATGCTGTAAAATCAACTACTTCTGCATCCCAGTCGTTCATTCGTAAGAACGTGGCCACACGATGCGGCCACAATGCTCGTTCCCAACGTTTGCCTGTTAAGCTAAAGAATAATGCGTGATTCATTTTTTTCCTACAATCATATAACGTGTATATAGCGGTAGTTGTAGCTCGCTAGCATAAATCACATCGAGTTGACTTTGTTCTTTGAATTCATCTAAACTATTAGCAATTCTGATATGTTCAGGTATATTATAGTTATTGCTTTGTAATACAATTAGGCTATCTTGCGGGTGACCACTTAACCACAACTCATACTGATCTTGTGTAATATGTTCACAACTAGTGTTAATAATAATGTCTGCATCGCTGCGGATAGTGCACATGTCTGCTGTTACAGCACGAAACTTGCCGGCAATCTCTTCTCCCTTATTCATCATAGTTGCAATCTCTTTGCAAGTGTGATCAATGTCTATACTTCGAATATGTTTAATTGGTAATGTACTTTGAAATAGCATACTAGCTAATACACCTACCCATCCACCGTGTATGTCTATAGAATACGGGCCGTCTTTAATAGAACTATGCATAGCCAAAGATTCAATTAACCATTCTTTACTTTTGAGTTGACCAGACCAAAAGGCATCCATAGTTCTTAAAGGGTTTTCACTGTTACGTATGGCTTGCATCCAGTAGTGCAGATGTTCTGTATCAATTAACAAATTGGCCTCCCATTTTGTCAAATTTGCCACATTGTTTAGAACATTCCATCAATGGTGTTTTGGACCAAGTGCTTTCTATTTTGTTAAAATAATTTGATTCAAAAATATCATCTAGTGTGGTTATATGTAAATTAGGAAATTCTCCTATTTGATCCATATAGTCTATTCTGTTAGGATGTTTAGCAAGCTGCCATGTTAAATCTAACCAGCAGCATGGACTGACTGATCCAGTAGCAGAAATGTAAAGTTGATTATGTTTTAATGCTTTACAATCAATAGTATTACAAGATGCATTTTCCTGTACTAAAGACGACATAAAAACACTTTGATCAGTAGGATACAATATGTTAACAGTTTTACCGGAGTCGTCGAGAACATTGAATTTTCCGTCTACGAATCTAGTAGTATGCTTAATTGTAAATTTTTTAAATCCTAACTCTTCACTTTTAGTACGACATGATTCTATTTGGTGCTCATTGTGCTTAAACACTAGCATGTGCCATTCTGCATTACCTCCTGCATCGATAAATGATTTTGCATTTTCTATTATTTTAGAATAATCTGTTCCTATTCTATAAAGACCGTGCGTATCAAAATCTCCATCAATTCCAAAAGTAACTTTAACATTAGTTTTTGCTAGTTCACGCCACCAGCTTTCAGATCTTGCACTACCATTGGTATGCATACTTATTTTTATCAAAGGATGTATCTCTCTCAAGTATTGAATTATTTCCAAACAATCTTGTGCTATTATAGGATCGCCCAAGTTCCCACACAATAAAATACTATTCAATTGTTTAATAAATTCCCGAGAAAACCACTCTTTGAATACAGGTAAAGATATTTCTGTCGGATCAAATAATGGATTTATAGGACCTCCATTAATCCGTCGTGGACACATAGGGCAACGTGCTTGACACTTGCTAGTTAATTCTACGTGTACATTTTGTATTTTTTTTAATTTATACATTTAATATCGGAATTACTTTTGTATTATACTTAAATTTTTTCATATTAACTTCGGTTCCGCACCAACAACTTTCTTTTGTACAGAGCGTATAATTTATCTCGGGAGTAAATTCTTGTTTAAAATTAGTAGAATAAAAATTTAACATTGGTGTGAGTGTAGGTTGGCCGCATACTCCAGTAATGGAACCTGACCGATTTATATGTAACCAATCAACTCCTAAACTACACATCCAACCATTAAATTGATTTAAACGTTTAAGAACTAATTCGTTATCTTTGAACTTATGTATTTTGCCATTACTGTCAGTAACTTTAACTCTACTATTGTAGTATTTGTTATTTTTCAAAAACCAAAAAATATTTGAACTTCTAGCTTTTTGTTTTTTTAAAATTTCTATCTGATCAGTAGTGTATTGTACATTTGCCCCTAACACTTCTCTGTACCTAATGACCCATTGATGTTTGCTTTTTTTTAAAAAACTAACAATGTCCATGCATTCGTTCCATGCTGGAGGATTCATCATCATGTTGACAGATACTAATACATTATGTTCATATAACAAATCACATACATCTCTGAATTTTGTTTTATCCATAAATTCGTTATGACCACTTAAAGTTATACTGTCAAAATAAGGAGCTATGTCTTCCCAGTATTCAAGTTTTTTAGATCCATTAGAATGCATAGATATTAAACAATTAAAATTGTCTTTTAAGAACTTTACATAATCAATTAATTTTGGCCAGTGAGTAGGCTCGCCACCTTCGAAGTGAATATCAAATATCTCCTTATTTGAATGTTCTATATAATATCTAATCAAATGTGCGGTATTAATCTTAATTAATTCTAAATCGGGCCAATAGTCGGTACCTGCATGACTTTCAGGCCAACAGTAAGAGCATTGATAATTACAAATATTACCGAGATTAATATGAATCTTTAGGGTATTTGCATTCCAATTATTTTCAACACTAACAATGTTCATATTTTATTTTTTGGTATCTTACTATCTGCACTACTTACACATCTATCTGTTACACAAATTTTAGGTGCAGAAAACAAAGTAAAATTTTCAATTGTACCTAACGATTCTTCTTTACAACTATATGCTCGCTTGACCTCATTACCTCTTATTATAACACTTTGATATCCGCTATTGCAAGACCAACCGGCAAATTGATTGAATCCTAAAGCATTAAAACGTTCTGCCTGATCAATGTAATAATCTTGTTCACCGTCGGTTAATCTAATTTGATATCCTTCTTGTTGCTCAAAATCATTTTTCATTATATCTATCATGTCTTGTGTATATCCATCCACTACCGCAGTAGCACTTTCATTACTCTGCGGTTTAAGTGTTACATTTATTCCACGAGACCTAAAACGTTCACAACGTTCCAGTGTTTCATAAAACTTCTCAGGAACCATAACTTGATTAATAGTAACATGAACCAAATCGTACATTAGCTGTAAGCACTTGTCTCCAAATTCTGATTCCTTGGCATGCTCTGCGTGAAAGCTAGCTGTAATACTTCTACGCTGCAGTAGTTCGGTTGCATAGTGCCAACTGCGCCACCATGTCAAACTAGGACTCAAGTTGGTAGTCATATGCACAGTTTGGTATGGAGTTTGGACACCGTCGTCCAAATGTTTAATTAAATCAAGTAAGTACTTGTAAGCAGTTGGTTCACCGCCGCTGAACGACCAATGGAACTGGTTAAACCCGTTGGCTCGTGCTTGACGCTTAATCTCGTCTACAGTGGTTTTATACACTTCAAGCGGTTGGTGATCTGGTTTGTCAGTCCTAGCATAGGGCCAACAATAACTACATTTATAATTACAAAATCTTCCCAAAATCCAACTTATGTTAAATAATGGACGATCCAGCATAGTTTGCTGTCCAAAATGTGTAATTTTTTCGAAAGGTATGGTAGAAAATTGCATTGACAGTATTTACAAAAGACATTATAATTAAATGGTAGACGTGAGTGTAACTGGTAAACCTCCGGCTTGCTGGGAATGGGTCTAGCTCATTGAGCGACTTTGTAGGTTCGAATCCTACCGTCTACACCATTTATAACACAGGCACAGAAAGGCATCAAATGAAAAAAGCACTATTGGTATTGGCATTGTTATCTGCTAACGCATTTGCGTATTATGAAAATCCTAAAGAAGAGTTTGACATGACTCATAATATTTCAAATAACATGACGCTGTCATTTAGGCAGGCGGCCGATGTTCAGCAGGCTTGTAATGCAGAAACTCGTCGTAGAGGTTATGCTCCATACACATTCAAAGTAGACTCATGCAGTTTTTGGAGTGATAGTCATAATGAATGTTTAATTATTACAGAACTTACTGCCAATTTCCATACCATTGGACACGAAGTCCGTCATTGCCTACAAGGTAATTTTCATGCCAACAAACCCAATTTCTAAAAAAGTAGCAAGTAGTCCAGAACGCCATACCTTTCAAAAAGAAGGGTATATCAAACGCCTTGAGAAAGAAGGCAAAGAGCCTAATCCTGCCTATACCGCTATGTATAAAACTTGGCGTGAACAAGACGAAGAAAATCTAAAAGATCCTGCTTGGCAAAAGAACAATATGGAATACGATCTGCGTAGTAGTAAAGAACTTTGTGACAAAGTTAAAGCCAGTGATGTGTATGCTCAAAACTTATATGCGGCCATGTGCAATATGACTTGGCAAAGCCGTGAGTTTTGGCAAGAAATGAAAGGTGAAACTTGGAGTTGCTCTTGGCGCCATGCTGGTGGTATAATTGCTGATATGCGTGAACAAGGTGATTATATCGATTGGTACTGTAGCGGTATTGGAAGCCAAGATACCGGTTATGGATTAAGTGACAAAAAGCCAGATCTTGACGAAGATGGCCGTACCTATGTGCCAGAAGGTCAAGTAACTGAAGAAATTGAATTGGATCTAAACCGGTTGGGCTGGAGACCAGTTCCTTACAATGATGACCAAAATTAAGAGTAAATACTATCATGGATAAATTAACATTTAAAGTAGAAGAAATATTTGAAGACATACCTGGAGATCCAGACAATGTTATCATGCGAATTCCGCCTGAAGTTTTAGAACATACTGGGTGGCAGGAAGGCGACACATTAAATATTGAAATTGAAGACGGCGCTATTGTTATTAATAAAGTATGAGTAATAAAGAAGACGTACTAGAACTTACCGGATTTGTAGAAGAAGTACTGCCCGGCAATATGTTCAGAGTTAAAGTAGAAAATGCAGAAAAAACACTACTTTGCTATTTAGGTGGCAGACTTAAACAAAATAAAATTAGGATAATCTTAGGTGACGAAGTAAGACTAGAAGTCAGTGTCTACGACCTAAGCAAAGGTAGAATTACTTATAGGTTGTGATTATGAATATAATTCTCGGACGAGTATACGATGTTTGTAAAAGTGTTCGAGAATCTATTCAAGGATTAACAACATTTAAAAAATTAATTAACCGTACTAGAAAAACATTCAAAGAACACAACTTTGATATTGTAATCAAAACCAAAAAAGAAAAAAGTCTAGACATTGATAAGTGGTATGTCATGGCATACTACGATTCCGAAAATGATTTAAATGACGATACACCTATAGAGATTGTTGTACATCATAACTTAGATGGGACTGAGGAATTTGGTCCTAGACAGATAACACTATTTCTTACAGAAATTTTCGATGCCACGGTGCATGAATTCAGGCATCAATATCAAAGTATGCGTAGAGATTATGCTATTCACAGTGCACAGGCTAGCAGTCCATATGATGAATATTTGTCGGATTATGACGAGTTAGATGCGTATGCGTTTAGTATCAGTTTAGAACTATTAAGGTCGATGGATACACAACGGGCTCGACGTAATCTAAGTCGTATCAGCATTATGAGCAAAATGCGTACAGGTCCAAATTTTGTTAGCCCAACTTTACGAGCTTACATAGACCATTTTGGATTAAACTATATTACCAAAAAACTAGCCAAAAAGATATATCAGCATTTGGATACTGTTGACAAGAGATACATTTTCATGTAAAATATGTCTATATTGTATTAGAAAGAAGGCAAAGTGAAAACGTTTCCTACACAACAAGTATTGGAATTGGCCTGTGCGGCACAGCGAGTCAACCGTGCATACCTCAAAGAATCCGAAACTGTATATTCAGAGGACGGCAGATACATGTACTCTAACCATACTAACAAGATGTTGATGCTTTGCACATTAACTCCTGCAATTTGGACTGCGGACCCAAAAGAACAACCTTTCCCTCTTAAAGTTCTTCCCGAAGACATTGCTAGTGCAGAAGAAATTCGAAAGTATTATAAGCGACTATTGTTTGCCGCTATCGAAGGTGAGAATGAATTTCAAACCAAAATTAATTCATTGCTGAGTAGCGAAGAAGTTAAAGAAAATGAATTTGGTTGGATGGCCTGCTTGCCCAGTGTATTCATTAGAGACTTTGTTCAAAACGAAGTTAAACGAGTTGCACGATCAGTTGACGAAGGTTATCTAGGCAAACCTGGTGATCGTTTGGCAGATTTAGACTGTGAAATACTGGAAGTAATTAAATCAAAGAACTTTGACGGATGGAACATTTGTGCTATAATAAACAACAAGATGGCTTCCTGGTTGAGTCAGGTAGAACTTAAAAGAGGGCCTTGCGTAGTTGTAAAGGCCAAGGTAAAAGACAACAACAAACACTGGAAGCATCAAAATGATGAAACCAGACTTAACTATGTGAAAGCGGTACAATAATGGCAGGTAAAGCAAAATCGGTTTACTTAACAGTAACCAAAAAGGGTTCGTTTAAAACAGAGTTTACTAAGATATTTTTCGATGCTAAAAGTTACAACGAATATGTTAAGTCAGACGAATTTAAAACTAAATGGCCAGACACGGAGTATGTAATCATTAAAGAGACTTATTAAAATGACCAAAGCCGAACATAAACCCTATCAATGGATCGATGGCGAAACTGCGGATCGTATTACTAGTCTTAACCTAAAGGACTATCGTGCGTATCTTAAAAAAGAATTAAAGCAATGGAAAAAGAATCCTAAAACAGAATCTAACCCAGATGGCTACTGGTTGCATCCAGAAGACATAGTAATCAATATGCGTACTATCGAAGCATTAGATTTGATCATTAGTCACTTTCCAGTAACGTCGGATGAAATAAAATGAAACGAGAACTAGACGAATACCTATGTAAGGTATATCCAAAGATGATGGTTAACCGAAATGCACCTATGACTGAAACTTGTATGTGCTGGGGATTTGAATGTGGCGATGGTTGGTTTCAGATCCTGAATCAGCTTATGAGTAATATCCAGCATCACATTGATTGGAAGGAACATCAACGTGAAGTTGCTATCAAATTTAACCGGATGTCTGAACAGCTCAAAGCTGGAGACTCTACTCTGTTTGACGAAGAGTACAAAGACATGATTAACCAAGAGTATAAAGAAAAGCGTAGACAAGAGCTTATCGATCGGTACCCTATAGCGATTCCCGAACCTATTCCGCAAGTAATACTAGATCAGGTAAAAGAAAAGTTTGGTACACTACGTTTCTACTACATAGGCGGAGATGATTATATCCGCGGTATGGTTACTATGGCGGAATCAATGTCAGGCGTTACTTGTGAAGAATGTGGTAAGCCAGGAACACAAACACCTGGTGGATGGATTAAGACTGTATGCGTAGAGCATGGCGGTGAAGATTTTGATACTCCTGAAGATGAATACTTAGCAAAGGAAACAGAATGATTACAATGAAAGAATGGATAGAATTGGTCGACTATAAGATCACTGAAGGTAGTGATTTTTGTTGGCGTTGCTACGGACCTAATGCTTATCAACTGAGTAGTTGGAATGGTGTTCACGGTAAAGGCGGGTACAGTTTCAATATTGTATTCAGCACCAAAACACAAAAAGTCTACGAAGTAACAGTATGCGACTATACCAACGATCGTGCTTATCGCATGATTGTGGAAAACAAGCAAACAAAACATCTTAAAGAATCCGAAGCTCGTGGAGTCAATATAAACGAAGCATGGGACGATGTCGAGTATGTAGATTTGGAAGTGGACGATGACTTTATCTCAAAGTGTCTAGCAATCAAGACAGGTGAAGACTACAGCACAGATATTAGCGTTCCTTTAGACTTGCCAGACGACCTGCTTATGTTTGCTTTTAAACAAGCTCATGCAGAAAATATGACGTTCAATGATTGGATGAACAAAATGCTACGAGAGTTTATAGACAAGTGCGACCGTGGCGAATATACAACAGAAGATGTTAAAAAATGGCTTGACAAACAGTCTACTCCTAGTGTACAATACGAGTTCGGAGAAGAAATAAACGAGGAATAAAATGAGAATCAAACTAGTCTCTGATCTCCATTTAGAGTTCAGTGACATCAACATTCAGAACGACAACAACTATGACGTGTTGATCTTAGGAGGCGATATTATGATCGCCCAGGATCTCCACGATCATCCTGAGCTCGTTAATACTAGTGATCAACGGGCTATTGCCGCAGGTACCGGATTGGGTCGTAGACAAGAACGTGCTCAAAGGTTCCGTGACTTTTTGAAGCGTTGTAGTTTTCAGTTTCCCCATGTAATCTACATCATGGGCAATCACGAATTCTACAATGGCAAGTTCTATGCTGGCATCGATTATATGCGTGACGAAGTTGCCAAGTTCCCTAACATCTATATGTTGGAACAGGACACTAAGATTATCAACGATGTAGTGTTTGTGGGTGGAACACTTTGGACTAACATGAACAAGCGTGATCCATTGACCATGCATGCCATCGAGGGTATGATGAACGACTTTAGAATCGTGCGTAACGACTACAGAAGTTATGCCCATATGAGTGCGTTGGATGTTGCGATCCGTCATGATAAGACTTTGCAATACTTCCGTCATGTTCTCAGTGAAAACAAAGACAAGAAGTGTGTAGTAGTTGGGCATCACAGTCCTAGCTTCCAAAGTTGTCATCCAATGTATGGTAACGACACATTGATGAACGGTGGATACCACAGTGATCTAAGTGAGTTCATTTTGGATCATCCACAAATTGTTCTATGGACACATGGACACACTCATCACCCGTTTGACTATGTAATTGGTGAAACTAGAGTAGTATGTAACCCACGTGGTTATGAATCAGATGGCTACAGTGAAGACAGTGGCTGGGACCCCGACATTTTATTGGAGATTTAAATGACAACTGAAAATACAACACCGCTTACACACAGCGATATGATTAGAAACACAGCAGCTAACTTACAAGAGCTGTTACTTAAGGTTGCTGATCATATAGATTTTTTACAAAATCATATCAAAGAGTTAGAGGACAAACTTAATGCCACTCAATGAAGATGACATGTCTAAATTCAAACGCTGGTTTAAGGGCGTTTTAAAAAGAGAAAAAGTCACAGTAACTTTTACTAAAAAGGATGGTAGTGAGCGTGTTATGCGTTGCACTACCAATCCTACTTATATTATGTTTAAAGATCCTGCTACTGTAGAATCTAAACGAGAACGTAAAGTAAATGACGATGCTATGCCAGTATTTGATTTAGATGCTGATTCTTGGCGTAGTTTTAGATGGGACAGCATTAAAAGTGTATCAGTTACATTAGGATCGTAAAATGACAACAATTATCAGACACGGCGATACTTGTCAAATTAAAATGTCTAAAAGTGCCAAATTGACAGAAGCAGTAGTTCAAGATTTTGAAGAGCATAACATCTTAAATGTTATTGTTAATAAAGCAGTAAAAATCAGTATGAAGTGGAATGGTAAAATCTATGAAGGTCGTAGCGCCGGCATGGATTTTGAAAGTGCAGGGCCGCAGGTTACTCGCACAACCACAGGAAGATAAAATGAAAATTGGACTAAGTTATAGTCGGTGTGTAAGAGATATTGTCGATGGTGTGGTGAACATTGATGATGTTCTCATTATCATTGCTCGCACAGATTTTGATCCGCACGATGATGCCCAGTGGTCGGGCATTTGGCTAGGGTATCATGGACGTAGTCCGTTTTCCAATCCAGAATGGGCTAACTACCCACCCGAAGACGAAGATCGTTTTCGTAGTGTAAGTATTGAACTTTGGGAAACTGGGAAACTGCACCAGCCACGCAAGTTTGGCGCACATCCTGCTCGCCGTCCAGAAATTTGGTTAGAAGCTGTATTGCCAAATAGCGAATTGGAAAATAATCCTGCTGCCAAAATAGCCTGGAATAAGTTCCAAACTATTGCTGGACTTTTGAGCGTCGAATTGGATGACAAATATCAATAATGACAGTATAATACTAATATCGTAACTGATAGAAAGTATGATATGTTAGCGTTTATTATAGGCATTTGCTTACTGGCATTGTTCATGCCGGTATTAAGGTTCTTATTTGGAATTGCAATACTTTGTTTATTTTTTGTAATATTCTCGGGTGGTTCGAATAGTACACCAGTTACACAGACTAATGATATTAAAAATTTTGAATACATTTTATCGTATCAAGAACTCAAAGAATTCGAGCCAAGTTGTGATCAAAAAGAAGATCAATTAAAACAGTTACGTTATATCCAATCTGTTAAAAATTTTAAAGAAGATCCTAATCAATTAGAAGCAGGCGAGCGTGCCTATAACAGCAGACTCAAAGCTACCATTTGGTGGTATACTTACAGTTGTGAACAATCATGAAACTAATATTATTAGCATCACTATTGTCAAGTTCTATTGCATTTGCTGACTGTAATGTCAAGAGTGCAAGTCAACTGGCTAACGAACATAATGTCGGTCCAATCGTCAACTTAGTCAAAACTAAAGGTATGGATACATGCACAGTTGAGTTTGACATCGCTGTCGACGGAGTTAACCATCATTTAAAAGAATTTGAAAAAGGTCTTGAGAACACTGAGAGCTTGTGTTATTACGCTAGAGAACGTGCTCGACGGAATCTTCTTATGGACTTACCTGGCAGATTTAAAACAGAAAGTGTAACTACCTGTCGAGAAGGCGAAGTTGTTGCTCGTCAAGTGCGTAAAGGTGACACTATTTTGGAAATGGAAGTAGGACCTAGCCCAATCAAACAATATTTCAAATATCATAACAGTCGTTGCCGATTGTTTCAAGAACACTTGGTTGTAGATAGAGATTTGAGAAGCTATAACGGTGTAATATGTCAAATTGAAAATTCGGACACAAACTGGTTGGTAGTGGACAAATGGTAGGTTGACAAATGTCATTTTTAATGTATAATATAATTTTCACACACAGAGAGGTAGATATGAAGGCATTTATAGCAGGCACAATCTTTGGATTGATCCTGGCTACTGTTGGATTCAGCGGTATCGCTAGGATGTTAGACAAAGGCGTAGACACAGTTAAAACACAGAGTACGGAGTTGGCAAAATGAAAAATCCATATTTTTTAAAAAACATGTTATGGCTATGTATTATCGGTTTGTTTCTGACAATATTTTTACTTTCCGGTTGTAGTACGGTATCTGGACTAGGTTCAGATATTAAAGGTGCGTCCGACTGGACGCATGAAAAAATTACTAAATCTTCTGTTGAACTTAACAAATAAGGCAAATTATGAAAACTACTTTTAAAACTCTTTTGGCAACTTCTGTTCTTGCACTAATTGCAACCAATGCTAGTGCACAATGGTTTGGATCTACACAAGACGCATATGAACGTCGTGCGGATGCTGAACGTCAGCGACAAGAAAAATATGTGGAAAATGCAATTGATAAGGCTCCTAAATGGATGTACGAATTACCCGTTAGTAATAATGCTGTATATGCAACAGGTACGGGTGTTAGTTATGATATGGCCATGGCTGATCATAAGGCTAAATCAGATGCTTACGGGAAGGTTTGTATGACCGCTGGCGGTACAGCTAGCCAAAGTACAAAGATCTTTAAAACAGACAATGAAAAAGCCAGCACTGATAACACAGAAATTGCTATGCGTTCTGCATGTCGTGAAGTTAACTTACTCGGCGTAGAAGTTCGAGAAGTTAAACATATTGCCGAAGGAAATCGATTCCGATCATTTGTACTAATTGTACTACCCACCGGTGATGCTAATGTACTTAAAAGCGGTAAGGAAATACAACGACAAAAAGAGTCTGCAATGACTCGAGAAGAGAAGGCGTTTAAAGATCTAGACGGTGATCAAGTTACAGTAACTCCAATCCCTGCTCCTCAAAGTCTTTCACCTAATGAACAAATTGCTCCTACTAAATCGGATAAGGTTAGTGTAGTAACGCCCGTCAGCTCTAGTCAATTCCAATTATTGCCTGTAGATAATGCAGAGTATCGAGCTCGTCGAGATGCTGCATTACAAAAGCCAGGTGCTGTAGTTGGACAAATAACTCTTAATAATTAAAATTTAGTAGCATGAAATTTAGAAAAAAACCAGTAGTAATCGAAGCTGTTCGTTTTATCTACAACGAACAGGGAATGGTTGCTCTTAAATCTTTTTGCGGCAATGCATTGGGAAACGTTTATAAAGAACGGCATCCTGGTGCATTAGCAGAAGCAGAAATTGGCACACTTGAAGACGGTGTACACTTGACTGTAAAACACGTTGCTACCGAAGGCGACTGGATAATTAAAGGTGTTCAGGGCGAGTTTTATGCTTGCAAACCAGATATTTTTGAACAAACTTATGAGGAAGTAAAATAATGCCAAATTTGGTACCAATGGTAATTGAGCAAGAAGCTCGCGGAGAACGTAGTTATGACATTTACAGTCGTTTGCTTAAAGATCGTATTGTCATGTTAGATACGGATGTAAATGAACATAGTGCTAGTTTACTTGTTGCTCAACTATTATTTTTAGAAAGTCAAGGTAATGAAGATATTCACTTTTTTATTAATAGCCCTGGCGGTGTTGTTACCGCTGGCATGGCAATTTACGACACTATGCAGTTCATCAAACCCGATATCCAAACCATCGTTATGGGACAGGCTTGCTCAATGGGTAGTTTACTCGCCACTGCTGGCGCTCCTGGCAAACGCAAGATTCTACCTAATGCTCGTCACATGATCCATCAGCCCTCAGGAGGTGCGGGTGGAC